CCGCCGATAGGCCCCCGCGTTGCGCCTCTCTTTCGCGGCACGCTGCACCTTGGGATCGGCGAGGACATCGGGATTGCGTTCGACATAGTCGATCAATTCGCGGGTGTGCATTTTGCCCTTCGGCAGCCTCACGCCCGCGGGGATCGGGTCCAAGCTCCTGCCGTGCGCTTTGATCTGCTCAAGCGCCCGCGCCGGATTGGAAAGGTCGATCGAGTGCCTCGTCGCAAAGTTGACGATGTCGGCGGGGCGCGCGACGAGAGCGCCCTTTGCCTCCGCTTTCCCCACTCCCCGTTTACCCGCACGCTTCAACCGCCCGTTGGGGTCCCTTGCGCCCTCGCGGATGACCTCGCCACCCTTCGCTCCGGTGGCCTCGTGGATGTAGCGGCCAGTCGCTCCGCGCTCCTCACGAACTCCCCGTGACCGGGCCTTGGCAGCCGTCTGTGCGGCCTGCTTACGCTGACCCTGCTTCTCGAAGACACGGGGGGGCTCACCGCGGAAATCCGGTCGGGGGCGGCTGCGAGCGCGGTTGGCGATCCTACGCACCGTCTTCGTGATTTTGCCCTTGCTGACCCGACGCCCAGCGGCGCTGCCGGCGAGAGCCAGCATCGCCGGCAGCACGAGGCCGAGTTCCTCCTCGACCGCACGCTTGACCTCCTTGGAGTCCGAGGCAGTAACAACCTTCGCCACCTGTTGGGCGAACTCGAGCTGCGCCTTCGCCTCCTCGCTTACAGGCGCGGCGATCTCCTTCCCCGAGTAGGGGCGGAAGCCGGGCACGCCCGCCGAGTGGGCACCCGCCGAGACAGCACGCCCGCCGCTCACAGCCGGCGAGGCAAGCGCCTTGGGGAGCGCGATCGCCATCCCAGCCGCCGTGAGCGCCGTCTGCTTACCGACCTTCTTCGGGCTGTCGACCGCCGCTTCAAGGTGCCCGCGGGCGACCGGTGTGCCGCCGACGCTCACCTTCCCGGCTTTCAGGCCCGGCACCGCGGCCGAGGCGGCGCGGGAGCGAGCGCCGGCCTCGGTTGCGGCCTTGCGACGGGCGGTGCGAGCCGCAGATGCCTTCGCCGCCTTCTCGGCTGCCTTCTTGGAAGCCCCTTTGCCGGCGGCGCGGCGCGCGGCTTTGCCGGCGAGGCGCCCACCCGCGCGCACTCCCGAGCCGGTGTTGGCGACCCTCGAGATCGCCCGTTTGGCGGCCGCCTCGCTCCGCTTGGCCGCGGCCCCTCCGACCTCCTTAGCGACGGTGCCGGCACCCTTCTGGGCAGCCTTGCGGCCCACCGCGCCGAGGGCGCCACCGCCGGGCGCCGCGAGGGTGATCGCCGTGGTCAGGTCTTCGGGCTCGCCCAGACCGCGGGAGCTGCCGGCGCGGATCGCCGCCCGGTGGGCTTTCTCGTAGGCCCGTGGGGCGAGGGCCTCGAGGCCAACCTCGGGAAAGCCACCGGAGCCTTCCGGGCTCGACTTGCGCGCCTTGGAGAGGGCCTCAGAGGCGAGCGCGTGGCGCAGCCGTTTCGTCGACTCTCGCAGCCGCTTGTCCTCCTTGCGCTCGAGCTTGCGTTCGGCGCGGAGCAACGTGTCGATCGACTTGGGGACGTCCTTGTCGCTGCGCGTCTCGTAGGCCCGCCGGACCCGCTTCTCGACCTGGCGCGCAGACGGCTTGCTGGGGGTGCTGCGACGGTTCGCACGCGCCTCACGGCGATCGCCCTTGGCGAGGCGCCGCACCCGCTTGGAGGTACGACTAGATCCGCGAGAGAGCTTCCGCTTTTCGGCGGGGGTGGCTTTCTCGCGGATCGACTTCTTGGAGGACTCAGCCCGGTAAGGGCCGGTGGGAGACACGCGGCCGCGAGCGCGGCGACGACGACGTCGTCTGCGTGCCTCTTTGCGCGATGCCTCGCGCCCCTTGGCGGTAGGCGCGTAGGGAATGAGCAGGCGCTTTGGCATCAGCTACCTCTTTCGACGACCACGCGCCCTGCGGGCGGCCCTGCGCCCCTTCGGCGTGTTCGCGTAAGGAACCGGCGGCGCCTTAGAGCCACGTCGCAGACGAGCCGTGACCTTGGCCGCGGTGCGAGCCGACCCTTTGCCGAGCCGTTCCTGCAAGCCGGCTTCAAAGAGCGCCCACTGCTTCGCATTCTTCGGCGTTTTGATCCGCAGCATGTTCTTCGCCACCGTCGCGGCTTCCCGCGCCGCGCCCTTGCTCTTGGCTCGGGCCTCAGCTCGAGCTCGCCGATTGTCGGCCTGGTAGTTGCGCGCCGTCGCCCGCTGTGAGCGTTCGGAGGTCCCCGCGTTGCGGCGTGAAATCCCGATCCGTTCCTGGGCCTGGCGGGTGCCAAGCGCGTCCTGGCGGGCCTTCCGTGCCGCTTCGACCTGGGCGATCGCCGCGTCGGCGGCCGCCTGCTGTTCGGCCGAGGCGGCTTCGCGACGGGCCATGCGGAGCTGTTTGAGCTGCATGGAGTAGTCGCGGTCGGCCATGCGGATGTCCTCCTTGCGCGCGACACGCGAGGCACCCTTCTCGCGGCGAGTAGCCGTCAGGTCGGACTTGATCTTTTCGCGGCGCCGGGCCTCTGCCTGGCGCGACTCGATCCCCTGCATCCGGGCGGCTGTCTTATCGGACCCGAGGCGGGCGACGAAGTTGGCCTGCTCCTGGGCGACAGGCGCGTTGAGAGCGACCCTCGAGCGCTGAGCCGCGGCGCCGGCCTGGGCGATCTGCGCGAGCCCCTCGGTGTCTTTGGGGCCGCCGACGAGCTTGGCGAAATCCGCGTCTTCGCTCGAGAGTTTCGAGAGATCGGCCGAACTGCGCTCGCCCGCTTCGGCAAGCTGCTGGGAGGTCGTGTCCTGAATCGACTGCAACGCCGCGGCGCCCGAGCTCTGCGCGCCCTGGTAGTCCTGGGCGAGCTGCGCGTACCAGGAGCCGAGATCCATCTGGCGCTTGCGAGAGCCCTTGGCTTCTTGGCGCAAGTTGCGGATTTCGGGGTTGTACTCGGCGCTGGCCTGGGCGTTGGCGACGGCGCCGGCCTGGCGACCGCTGCGCGGGGCGAGGAACTGCCCGACGCTCTGACCACCCTTGCCGCGACCACGACCTCGACCTCGGCCTCGACCGCGTCCACGGCCACCCCCACCTACGCGACCACGTCCTCGTCCTCTGGGCATCTAGATCCTCCCCCTTCCGCGGTTGCGCCGATTGAGCCGAGCGTTGATATTGCGGGCTCGGGCGTTGAGCCTCCGAGCTTGCTGCGGGCGCCGGACGTTGCGCGGACCGGAGATCCGGCCCCGACCGCGGCCCCGTCGACGACCGCCACCGACACCGAGCGGTTGCGGTTCTGAGGCGGCGGCCCGGCCGATCGCGCCTTCCTTGATCGCCGCTCGACCGAGGGCCTCGTCACGACTCGTGCGGGCGACGCCGCGGTTGTAGGCCGACTGCGCTTCGGCGAAGCTGTCCTCGAGCTGCTTCTGCCGTTTGTCGTAGTTGCCGCGCGCCGCCGACTGCTTGTTGATCGTCGAGCCCGCGTAGAGCTGGTTGCCGGCGGTATTAGTGATCCCGCGCTTGTTGGCGGTGTAGAGGGACTTGTTCTCGGCCGAGGCGCTGTAGGGATTGTCCTTACCCGCGCCGAAGCCGAGTTCGTTCTGCGCGCGACTGAACCCAGCACCAAGCGAGGCGCGGGTGTCAGAGGCTTCGTTGCCGAGCGCCCCCGATTCACGCTGCGCCTGGGAGTCCCAGGGCATCGGCGCGGGGCCGCCCAGGCCGCCGCGACCACGACCGCCTGCCTTGCCGCGTCCACGGCCACGAGCCCGCGCCTGAGCCCGGTTATAGCGCCGCTGCGCTCTGTTGGTGAATCCGCGCCCGCGAGGCATTACCCCTCATCCCCCTCGCCGCCCTTGTTCTTTTTGCGAGCGACGTCAAGCATCTGTTTGCGCCGCTCCATCAGCTTTTTGTTGAGCGCAGCGAGTTTCGGGTTTTTCGGGTTTTTCGAGCGCGCGACGCGGGTGCGCTTCACGTAGCCCCGGTCCCCGAAGACCTTGGTGCGCCAGTCTTTCCCGAAGGCTTTTTGCAGCGTCTGCCGCTGCTGCATCGTCTTCTGCGCCTGCTCCTGCGTGATCTCACCCGATTTCACGCGCCGCGCGAGCTGTGCGCCGCCGGGGCCGGGCATCCCAGCCTGGCCTACGCCCGCGCGCCCGCCGCCCGCAGGCTGCCGGGACTGCATTCCCTGTGGGGCCATGCCGCTCTTCGGCAGGTTGCCGCCGGGGAGGCGCTGCATCTGCCCCCGTCCGCGGCCTCGCCCTCTACCGCGACCACGAGCGTTGCCAAGTGCCTGTGCCATCTGAGTGTGTCCTTTCGTTATTCCGCCGTGAGATTCGCCGCGGAGAAGTGGAAGTTCGCATTGACATAGGTGGTGCTAGCGACGTTTTCGACGAGCACGATTTCGTACCCCTTGACCCCACCTGCGCTTTCGATCAAGTTCACGTTCGCGTTGACCGCCTGAGCACCTGACGTGCTCGCCGTCGCCTGGCGTAGCGCACCGGGGTAGCCGAATTCGTTACTGCCTTGCAGCCAGATCTTGTACACCCCCGCCGACGGATGTTCGACCGTCAGCCCGTCGCCTCCGCGCAAGATCGACCCGTCGCTTTTAACTTCGACCCAAATCACGTCCGAGAAGGCTTCACCAACGCCGAGCTGTTCGGCGAATTCGCCGCCCCCTTCGGGACGTTCGAGCCCCCCTTCTTCGAGCTCAGCCCAACTCGGGATTTCGTCGGCGAGGTTGGAGGGTTGAATCGGAAATTGCTGTCGGATCTCGTCGAAATTGGCCTGCATCGCCCGATTGGACGCGAGGAGCTCGCCGAGCGTCCGGCGCAGGCCCTCCGGGTCCATCCCGACGAGATCGCCAGGCATCAGTCGATCCCCAGCGCCTTGCGCTCGAGTGCGGTGAAGCGCGGCGGCCCGAGGCGCGCCGGGTTCGCCAAGATGCTTGGGTGGGGCAGCGGCAGGCCCTTGCGGCCCTGGTCGGTCGGTGAAACCGCGGGGCCGGCAGCTACTTCAACGGGCGGAATGCTCGCCGTCGCCCTGGCTGTAGGCGGCGACAGCATAATGGCGAGCGTGGGGGTGAGAGCCGAAGCCAACGCGCTCGCCGGGGGTGGCGCTACTTCGTCTCCACCCGCTTCACCTTCTTCTTCCAATTCCCCGCTGTAGAAAATGTCCCATCTACAGATCCCTGTGCCACGACCCTCAATCCCGACATAGCCTTCGGTGTAGGTGGAATCTTCTGCGTTGCCGAGTTCGGTCCATTCCCCTTCACCGTCGACAAGCTGCCAAGCCCGAACCACACCATCTACTACCGTCAGGGCAAAGAGGTCTTCGTTAGCCCCGCTAACGAAACCTTCAAGGGTCCCCCCAGCCAATTCAGCCACTTCGCCTTTCGTGACCTTCTCCAACTTCCATTCCACGGTCGTCGTGTTGACGACAATGACGCGAAGGCGATAGCCGTTGTGTTGTTCCACGTCGATCGCAACCCAAAGCGCGATCCAGCGTTCCCCGAGGTTTTCCTTGAAGAAGGGGCCAGCCTTGGCGCCGGGGTTGAGGATTTTGCCGCTATTCCAGTAGAGGCCGTCGACCCCACCTTCGAAGCCGGTCTTCGGCGTCCACCTTTCGGCGAGGAGCTTGCCGGTCGTGACGTCCCACGACATCTTCGTCCAACTCGCCGCTTCAACCGGATTTTCGCTTCGATTGAAGTCGTCGAGAAGCGGGAGTTCTTCAATTTGTTTTTTCAGAGACACTCCCGCACCATCCTCACGAAGCGACGACCCTCATTACCCCGTCCGTCGAGTCCCATTCGATCTTGAAGGTGCCGGAGGCGACGGTCTGGTCTTCGCCAAAGTCGACGTAGGCGAGCAGAGGCGAAGTCGCCGCTTCCCCGGTGTCCTTGTAGATCACCGCGTAGCGGGCGGTGAGGGAGGCTCCGGTCCATTCGACATCGTTCGCGTCGAGGCGAAGCGTGTTGGAGGCCGCGTCGTATTCGGCGCTCGCTTCGGCCAGCGTTTTCCCGCCTCCGGTGTAGCCGGTGCCTTCGATCTCGTTGGCTTCGACGTCGCTCCAGAAGTCGTCTTCGTCCTGGTTGGGTTCGTAGGCCGATTTGACCAACGCGACCTTGATCGTGTCGGTCGCCCAATCGACCCGGCGCGCGGCCGTGGTGCCGAACTGGCCGAGCAGGGCCCGCCCAAACCACTTGGCGGTGACCGCGCTGAGCATCGAGAACAGGTAGAGGAACATCTTGCCTCCTTAGGGCTTCTGAGTGCGTGGGGCGCGGCTCTCGCGCAGGTAGCGATCGAGGCGCTGCACCGACCAGGACGCAGTGCCGGAGAACTGGTGGGAGAAGAGGGTCGCGCTCTGGCCGATCTGCTTCTGGCGCTGGGCGATCGCCGTGCCTTCGCCGAGTTTGAAGGTCGTCGCCGAGCCGAGTTCGCCGTAGTCCTCGGCGACCTTGACGTCGACTTCGCCGGTGCCCCAGAGCTTCGCGCCGACCAGGCTCTTTTCGTCAGCATCTTCGAGCTCGTAGAAGCCCGACTGCCAGCGCGGGGACATCGACGCGGCGCTCGCGTCTTCGTCGGTGGCCGGGGTGTAGGAGTAGACGCGGCGGTTGGATTCGCCGGTGCCCGAGAAGAAGATCCGCCCGCGGTTGTCAGTTTGTTCGGCCCAGGCGACAAAGCAGTTGAGCTTGGCGCTCCAGATCGTCCACGCCTGCTTTCGCAGGTCGTACTTCAACAGCCGATCGACTTCGCCGCCTTCGAGCAAGCCGACGTAGATAGCCTCGTCGAGGAAGGCGATTCCGCCCGCGTCGACGAAGCGTCGTTCGCCGAGCGTCGTGGAGATCGAGCCGACCAGCGCCCGGCTGCGCGCCAACGGCTCGAGGTCGATCGAGAGCAACGAGGGTTCGGCGCCCGTCGTCGCGTAGACGCCGTGGTCGGCGACGAAGTAGACCGAGTCGTTGCCCGCGGCGACGTTCTCGGCGTTCTTGGCACCGGGCGGGTTCATCCGCGTGCCCAGCTCCACCGAGCGGAAGTTGAAGACGGGCTTGCCATCGTTGTCGGCGCTGACCCCGTAGAAGATGAAGCAGCGCGTCTCCTTGAAGACGAAGATCATGCCACCCCAGGAGACACAACCCGTAATTTCCTCCCCGTCGCCGGGATTGAGCTGCACGTAGGCAGTCGCTTCGTATTCCTCCCCGTCGCCCGGCATCGAGAACCAGACGTGGGAGCCCGAGCTGATCGCCCCGTTGGGGCCACCGGAGGCCGGGGTGCCGGCGACGACGAGCCGGTTGCCGCCGTCGGGCCAGACGGCCAGGAAGCGGCCCTTGGGCATCGCCGCTTCTTTGGCTTCACCTACCGTGCAAGTCGGGCTCGTGAAGTCGGCGCCGTCGTAGCGCTTGATCGTGTTTTCCTGGTCGGCGATGTAGGTGTAGCTCGCCGAGGGCGTCCCCAGCCGGGCGAAGGCCAGGTGCTTTTCGTTGACCGCGGCCGTCTTTTCGGCGATCTCTTTGCCGTCGGTGCCGAGTACATGCAGGGTCGAGCCGCGCCGGGCGAGCAGGCGGGTCAGTGAGTGCCCGTAGAGGACGTCGTAGCTCGAGGCGGCGTCTTCGGGGGAGAAGGCCGCGGCGCCTTCGCGCGAGCGCAGCATCCCAAGCGAGTTGTCCCAATCGACGTCGAAGATGTCGATTGCATTGTCGGCGCCGACGTCGTCTAGAGGGCGGTTGAGGATCAGGCCACCGAACTGCGTGAAGGCGATCGGTTTGGGCGCCGGCATTACAAGTAGTCCCCGGCCCGACCGGAGCGGGTCAGGCGCCGCTCCTTATCGTAATTCGGATGCATCAGCGCGTGGACCATGCCGTCGAGCTCGCGTTCGTAGTCCTTGAGGACTTCCGCCGCCGCCTCGAAGTTGTCGGTGAACTTGTACACCTTCACCCTGACGCGGGTGACGATCAGGTCGTGGTAGTCGGAAGGGATGATCGGTTCCCCTTCGTCTTCGAGCTCGGCCGGCGTCTTGCGGTAGTAGACCTTGATCGTGGTCGTCGTGCTCGCCGGGAAGATCTTGATCGTTTCCCCGTCTTCGGTGTACCAGTATTCGGGGTTGCCGATCGAGTCGAGATCCGGATCGCCGAGCAATGCCTGGTTGAGGGTGATCGGCTCGAGCGTGTTGTCGTTGGAGAGGTCCGAGACGGCCTGCACGTGGCCGAGGTCGGCGATTTCAAGCGGCGCTTTGCCTTCTTTGGTGGCGAGCAGAAACGGCCACGGTTTGTGGTCGCAGATCTCGCGGATCGCCTGCTGAATCCAGCGGTTGATCCGGGCTTCGCCCCCGGTGTCGTTGGCGATGTTCTCGGCGCCGCTGGCTTCGATCTCTTCACGAAGTTCTTTCCTATCGATCGTGCCCACCCCCCGGCAAGACCAGCTCCGGCGCCACCGGCTTGTGCCCGGTCGACTTGCGTATCTCGTTGGCGACACCGCGGGGGAGGGAGAGGCCCCGCTTGCGAGCGAAGCTGCGCGTCTCGCCGCCGTCTCCGGGCACTCGCTTCGCCGCCCGGTAGGCCGCGGCGACCTGCTCGACCCGCGCCTCGCCTTCGGTGAGTTCCTGGCGCCGGCGGCTTGCTTCCTCGGCCGCCTGGGCGTTGGTCGCCTCCTCGAGCGCCCCACGGCGAAACAGGTCGCGGGCTTTCATCTCCTCGACCACGGCCAACTCAGGCTCGCGGTACTCCCAGTTGGGGCCCGTGAGCGGGAGGTAGCGGTTGCGCGGCCTGAGGAGGATCTTGATGTGCCAGCGCCCAGGGATGATCCCCGAACCGCGCTCGGCTGGAGGCAGCTTCCCCGCCTCGGGATCGACAAAGACGACGCGCAGGTTGGGGTCGACTTTGCGGAGCTCCTTCTCGAGCCGCTTGGAGGCCGGCGTCTTATGGCCGGACTCCATCTTCTCGCGGTAGGCGTTGACGCGCCGCGATCGCTCCTCGCGGCTCTCGGGGAAGACGAACCCTGATTTCGTGGTCGGCATCGTGGTCTAGCTTCCGTAGGCGATGACCTCGAGCACCAACCCCGTGACGATGCCTTCGTCGGCGACCTCACCGGGCGTCTCGTCGTAGAGCTTGAGCTTTTCTTCTTCGACGTCGTAGTAGGCGTTCGCGAAGTTGGCCGTCGCTTCGCCCGGCGAGACGACCTTGACGTCCTCGGTGTGATTGACCCGCGAAAGGCCAAGGTTGGCCGGCGTCAGCGCGAACCCACCTTCTTCGTATTTTTCCGGGCACGTGACCTTGGTGCGCGTGCGCTTCAAGTGGCCGGGGACCTTCGGCTTCTCGAGGCGTTCGACGGTGACGACGAGGGCAACGAGAAGACTGAGCAGGAAAGAGAACATGGTCGCTCCTTTTGAAGTTGACTTTGCGTTCGACGCGGTGCAACACAAAGGGGCCGCCCCCGAAGGGACGGCCCCTGGCCGCTAGTTGAGTTCCGTGTAGCAGCCGTGCGTGTTCCGGCGCAGGAGAGCCGTGTTGAGGCGCCAGACCAGGTCGCCCCGGTACCTCGTGGTCCCCTCCTGGTGCCGGATCATCTCCGGCGATGCCCACTGCGGGCCGGCCTTGTGCCGCACGGACCCGAGGTCCTTTTTGCGGAGGCCGAACAACTGGCGATCGAGGCAGTCGAAATGCCGCTCGATCTTCACGCCCTCAGGGGTCGTGAGGCCGCTGCGGCTCTGCCCGGTCTTCGCCCCGGCGTCGCCGCCGTTGTAGCGAATCTGAGGCGCCAGTTCTTCGAGCAGAATCCTGATCTGCTTCGCCGAGCTGACGCACCAGTCCATCGACTCGCCCGAGGACTGGAAGATTTCGTCTTCCAGTTCGTAGAGCACGGACGTGGAGATGTCCTGGGCCGTTTCGTTCTTGTAGGCCGCCCAGGTCGGCACCGTTGCCGAGCTGATTTCGCCGTATTCGGTGGCGGTCAGCATCGCCTCGAGCCCGTCGATCTCGTAGGAAGTTGCCCCCGAGCGGGCGTTGGCGATCGACACGTAGTGCGTCGTCGAGTCTGCGGTATCGACTTCGCTGTCGATCGTGATCTTTTCTTCTTCGATGTCGACGGCGGTGATTTCCGCCCCCGCCACGATCGAATCCTCGTCGGCTGCGGTCCCGATGTCGATCTTCAAGCCGGGGTACAAGTGCCCCCGCTTGAGAGCGTTCGGGCCATCGCCGAGGAGGGTGATTTCGTTCGAGTTGCCTTCGGTGTCTTTGACCAGCGAGATCTTCCCGGTTCCGTCCGAGAAGAGGCCACGCTGGAGCTGACGTTTAATGCTGTCCACCGCGCCAGCCCGCTCCGTCTCGACCGCCGTGGCTACTGCCAGGGCGCTCGTGGCGGATTCGTCGATCACCGCGGACTCGATGATGACGTCGAACCAGTTGTGCGAGTAGTTGTAGTTCGCACGTTTGGTGACGACGTTGGTGCCTTCGTTGAGTTCTGGCGACCCTTCTCGGGACACCGCCGAGTAGCCGCCGGAGAGCCCGGTGCGGACGGTGACGCGAACAACATCGCCGTGCTCCGCGGTGGGCTCCAGCCTCGTGAACTGATCGAGAAGATCGCTTCCGACGAAGACGCTGTTCTCGATCGAGTCGCTGAGGAACGTGTCCTTCATGGCCGCCAAAAAGGCGGTTGCGTTCTGCATTTTGCGCTCCTATTGTTGGGAGGCCATCGCCTTCTCGGCCGCCGCCGTGGCGGCTGCGATGCGGTCCTCCTCTTTGGTTAGGTCGAGCGCCTTGCCGCCGGGCTTACCACCCGTACCCCCACGACCCGGTTCCGAGCGACGCTTGGCCCAATCCTGCTCACGGCGGCCAAGCCAGCTTTTCAGCGTCTTCGCTGCGGACTCGTAGTCGGGGAACCCATCGGGACCGGCTGCCGCTTCCGCGCGATGGCGGATGAAGGCATCCTCGTCCTCGTCGAGCTCCCGGCCCCATGCCGCCTCGATTTTCTCGAGTTCCTGGTCGGCCAGGTCGTCGAGCGCCTGCTCCATCGCCTGCGCTTCGGCACTCTGGCGTTCCTCGGCCCTCTCCCTTTCGAGTCGCTCGACGCGATCCTCCACGTCGGGCTCCTCGTCGAACAGCTCGTCGTCCTCGCCCCCGCCGCCCCCGATGCCGAGTTGCTCGAGCACCTGGGGGTCGTTGAGGTCGATGTCCATGAGCCGCAGGTAGTGGGGCATGGTTTCGGGGTCACGCAGACCTTCAATGAGGGCCTGCGTCTCTTCGGCTTCGCGCTGTACCTCGGAGATCGCCTGAGTCTTCTGCGTGTAGTCGGTCTGGAACTGACCGACGCGCTGGCCGACCCACTCTCGGGCCTCCTCCACGCTCTCGAACTCTGGGACCTGCGAGGGGTCGAAGTCAGTAAATGACTCCTGACCCTCCGTTGGCTGATCCGGGCTACCTGCCGGGACCTCGGGCTGATCGTTGGGCTGGTCCGGAACCTCCGGGGCCTCTGGGGACATTGCTATTCCCTTCTCTTGCGTGGGGGCAACTTGGCTGATCCCACTGGTTTGCGAGCGGGCCACGAGGGCTGATCGCTCTAAAAGGTGTGTTATTCGCCGGGTTCGTTGGCGGTCGGCGGTTCCTCGCCGTTGCCGCCGCCAGGCTGGGGCGAGCCTTCGGGCAGGGAGGGCATCGGCTTTTCCGATTCCCTCGTCGCATTCGCCATCCCCTGTTCTTCGGCGAGCGCTTCCTGTTCTTCGGCCTCGCGCTGGGCCTGCTGGGCCTCGAGGTCGAGGAGCTTTTGGTAGACGAAGAGCGAGGCGTCCTTGACTTTGCGCTCGGCGCGGTCCCAATCGTCGGTCTTCATCCAGTGCTCGAGCGCGGCTTTCAGCACCGGCAGCGAGTCGAAGGGGCGCGGCAGCCAGCCCGGCACCATCGGGCGCCCGCCGAGTTCCTCGAGCGGTTCCTCGCTGGGCAGCGCCGGCCGCAGTGGCTGATTCCAGAAGGAGCCGTCGCGGAGCTGTTGGATCAGGCGGTGGGCGCGGCCGACATCCTCTTCGTAGCCCTGGACGAGTTTCTCGGGGTTGGCGGAGTTGAGGGCCTCGATCACGACCTCGGGTGGGAAGACGTTGGGGAAGCTCTGGACGAGCTGCATGATCCGCTGTTCGATCTGCGGGCGGGTGAGCGTCTGCGTCGCCGACTGACGGATGCGGACATCGGTCTGGTCGCGCAGATCGGCGCCCTCGAAGTCACCGACCGGCTCCCAGCCCGTCGTGCCGCGGAACTTGAGCACCCGGTCGCCGCCGTACTTGCGCTGGGCGATCACGAGGCAGTCCGACATCAGCCCGGAGCGGAAGGTGTCGAAGTCATTGAGGAACTTCTGCCAGGCGGTGCGGTTGAGTTCGGTCGCCTGACCGATCGCTTTCCCCGACTCGACCTGGGGCGGGATGTCCTCGTCGAAGCTGATTTCCGAGAAGCGGCGCCGCGCCCGCTCTTCCATCTCGAAGAGCTCATCGGGGAAGTCGATGTTCTCGCGCCATTCGGGCTTTTCCCCGTTGGCGAGGGTGCGGTCGTACTCGAGGATCAGGCCGGGCTCGTCGGTCGGGTCGGTGAGCAGCACTCCCTCGGCGGCGAGGATCTGCGCGACGAGGCCGATCTGGCTGTACTCAGCCTGCTTGTTGATCGCCTGGTCGTAGGAGCGGACCTCGTCGATCACCTTCTGCACGAGGCCCTTGGCGCGATCGCTCGAACCGTCGAAGTCGTAGATCAGCCGGCGCAGGCAGGGACGGTCGACGACCTCCCCCTTGCCGTCCTCGAGCGGGTAGGTGCCGTCGGGGAGAACCTTGCGGCCGCCCGCGTAGGTGCCCCAGCGACCCTTCGGGTACTTCTGGCAGGGCCGCTCGAAGTATTCGGTGACGATGGCGAGCTTGGAGCCTTTCTTCTCGCGGGTGGTCTGGCGACCGTCCGTCGATGTGCTCGCGTCGGGTTGCAGCTTCTCACCCGCGACCTTGATGAACTCGGGCTCGGCTTCGAGCTCCTCGAGCGAGCGGGCGTGCTCAACCGCGTACCAACGCGACTTCTCGAAGTCGACGCCGGGCTCCCAGAAGACCTCGAGCCCGGAGTAGATCGTCAGCTCGATCTCGCCGCGGCCGCGCCAGATCGGGTTGTCGGGATCGGTCTGGCCCTCGTAGGGGCGCTCGCCCGTCTCGGGATCCTCGAAGTCGGCTTCGGGGTGCTGGGAGACGTCGACGAAGGGGCCGATGTTCGCATTCCAGTGGGCGCGGCCGAAGGCTTCCTCGGTGACCTCGGCCCACCACAGCGCCTTGAGCTCGGCCGCCGGGAACCCCCACAGCGGATAGCCGGCGCGGGCGAGGCGCATCGCGATCCGCGAGGCCGCGTAGTCCTCAGGGTCTGAGGTCGCCGCCAGCGATTCCCATTCGGGCTCGCGCTGAGTCGCAGCGGAGTTCTTGCGCTGCAACATCGGCGAGATGATGTCGTGCGATCGCCGCACCCGGTGGTCGGGCTTTTCGCCGCTCTGGGCCACCGCCGTCGTATCGAGATTGGTGACCTTTGTGCCGTCTTTGTTGAGCTCGGAGAAGTGGTTGTTGTTGGCGAACTCGATCCCGAGCAGGCGGCGGGCCTGCACTTCCTTGAGCCCCTCGCGGCCGCGCTTGAGTTTCGCGTCGACGTCGGTGGGGATGGACTGCTTGGCGCCCTGCTGCTCGGTGGGCTTCTCGTCTACCTCAGCCACGCTCGTTCCTCTCGGCGAATGCGGCGTCGTCGTCGGCGCCTATCGGCTTGCGGCGCTGGTAGGGGCCGCGCTCGCGACGCACGTGCTCGACCACGGCCGTCTCGGGGGCTTGGATGCGCTGGTAGAGCTCGCGCCGTTCCTCAGCCGCCCTCTCGCGCTCTTTCGCGATCTGGTCGAGCGCGTCCCGCGCGTACTGCCGTTCGATCTCGATCTCGCGTCCAAGCTGCGAGTTCTCGGCCCGGATCACACCGCCGGCCACCCGCTCGCGATAGACGAGCAGGGCGGCCAGCGCCAGGCAGAGGAGGGTGAGGAGGACGAGGGCGAGCACTCGGCTTAGGCTTCTTCCTCGATCAAGCCGAGCGTTTCGAGCGCTTCTTGGAGTTCGGCGACGGTCGCTTTCTTTTCTTCGCCTTCTTTTTTGGCGACTTTCGGACGTGCTGCCGGCGCCGTGGCGAAGAAGCCCACTTTGGCCCCGTCGTGGTCGATCGTGCCATCGAGGTTCGCCGTCCCCGTCACGGTTGCGTCCCCAGCAACGCTCAGATCGTCCCCAACCGTCAAGTCGTCAACCGTGGTCAAGTCCTCGACCGTCGAGGTCTTCAGCTCCTTGACCCCGATCTCCGAAACGGAAGCCGCGACGAAGTATTTGCCTTCCGTGATTTGGACCGTGCCGCCTTCGGCGAGTTCGGTGTCGCCGGAGTCCACGTCGGGTTCGGCCTTGTGGTAGACCTTGCCGCCGGCCAGGTTGCGGACTTCCTTCGGCGTCTCCGCCGAGGCCGCGATGTAGATGGGGACGGTCTTCAGGGTGAACTGGAACACTTTGTCCTCCTTAGTTGAGGGCGAGGGCGCCGAGCGAGTAGGTCCAGCTCCCTTCGCCTGAGTGAGTGACGACAGCCCGCCAGCGCGTCGGCAGCGGCAACGCCTGAACTTCGTGGCTGCCGATGGCAGCCGTCTCCGAAGCGCCGGGGTAGAGCGTAAAGGCGAGCGTCGCCCCTTCACCGAGTTCTTCGCCCTTCGAGGTCGCTGCAAACGCGGTGAGGGTGACGTACTTACCGGTCACCGGGGCCCGCGCCTGGATTGAGACGGTCAGTTTGTCTTCGTTTTCGGGCGCTTTGGTGACGTCGAGGATGAGTTGGACACCACGCGCCCTCGAGCCCGTGACCTGGTCGGGGGTCTGCGCGGTGGCCGTTCGAGCTTTCCGTTCCAGAAGCATGTTGTTCATTCCGTCTCCTTGGTTGTCGGGCTATCGCTGGGCGTCGGCCCGAGCGCCTCGCGTAGCTTCGCCTCGGCGGCGGACAGGTCTTCGGTGCCGGCGATGATCGCCCCGCGACGGACGCTCTCGTCCTCGGCGGCCAACTTCGCCGCCACGGCCTCGTCGAAGTCCTCCTGGGGGACCATCCCGATCAGCGTGCCGAGCTCTTTGATCTTGCTCGCGCTGAGAAGCACGTGCAGATCGCGCCCGGCACGGATCGCGGCCTCGGCCTTCCGGTTCAGGGGGCCAGCGTCGATGATCCGCCCGTCGCGGCGGCCGGTCACGACATCGCAGGCCGGCGCTGGGGCACCGGGCGACTTCGGGTCGATGAAGCGGGGGTTCATTAGATGCCTCCGTTGCTTGGAATCGGTTACGAAAACTTCCCCATCACGCTTCCCGAACGCCGCTTCTCCGGTTGAAACGGAGGGGCGGTGCCGGGGGTCCACGGCTGCTCGCGCGGACGGCGCCGTTTGCGTTTGACCGGAACCCTTCTCTCCATGCACAAATATCTCAGAGCATCGCAAGCGTGGTCGTCCTTCTTGACGACACCGAAGGAGCCGTCCTCCTTCGGTTTCTTGCGGTACTTGCGCATCTGCCGAATCAGGTTCTTGCAGCGCGAGGAGATCACGATCAGCGGAAAGGGCTTTTTGCCGCCCTCGCCGTCGTCGACGTGGTGAATGAGCCGGCGTTCGACCTCCATGCAGCCGGCCTCGAGGTCGTGCTTGCCGTAGATCACCGGCACCCCCGCGGCGATCCATGCCTCACCGACGCGCTCGCCGGAGGCCAGGTCGCGGGAGCGGGCAGCCGGGTCGATGATCGTGTACTTGCAGACCTCCGAGAGCCCCCAGCCTTCGCGCAGGTTGAAGATCGACTCGGCCGCGTGCTCGGGGACCGCGGAGCGACCGGAGAGCGCGAGCTCGTCGTAGATCACGACGCGGCCGTGCTTGTCGACGCCGCCGAAGAGGATCGCCGTCTGCACCTGGCCGGGGTCGATCGAGTCAAGGTGTTCGAGGTTGCCGACGAGCTCGCGGTCGATCCACTCCTCGGGCACGACGTGGACGGCGTCCTCGGGCTTGGGCTCAAACGCCTCCCAGACCAAGCCTTTCGCGTTGGTGAAGGCGCCTTCGGTGACGGCTGCCCGCTGGTCGCCGCGGATGCCGGAGATCGCGTCTTCGCGGCCTTCCTCGGAGAGGTGGGGGTTCTCGAAGATCGAAGCCTGCACGAGCAGGAGGCCCTCGTCTTCGTTGACCCAGACCCGGTCGGAGATCTGCTCGCCTTCTTCGACCGCCTGCTCGTGGATCTCGTCGAAGACCCAGCCGAGCTTTTCGGAGATCGGGGTGAAGCCCCAGAGCATGTCGCCGTGGTAGTCGGCGATCCGCATCCGGGCCTGCGTGTAGATCCGTTCGCCGTCTTCGGTGTCGGGCGGCTCCTCGTCCCAGACGATGCGGTGACGCGCCGAGCCGCCGTGCTTGGAGGGCGGCTGTTCGGTGGTCATGAAGTCGAAGACCGAGCCGTTGGCGAAGCGCACGACGTGGTCTTTGTCCTTGTACGCCTTGTCCCACTCCCCGCCGCGGAGCTGGGAGGGCGGCACCCACATCTGGATCGTCTCGAGCAGCGACTGGTAGGGCTTGCCGTAGTCGGGGGTGATGAAGCGGCATTTGAACTTCGTCCCCTTCGGCCAGAGCCGGTAGGGACGCAGGGCCTCGGGGACCATCTCCTCGTCGATCGCCTGGATCAGGCAGTCGACGACCGTTGCCGTGGACTTCCCTGAGCGGTTGCCGCCGACGAAGGCTTTGGTCTTGACCCGGTGCTCGTGGAAGATCCGCTGCCGTTCGTGGGGGATGTAGCGATGCAGCGGGTTTTCCTCGGCCGCCTCATTGGCCCGCGAGAGCAGCTCGAGAACCTCAGGGTCCTCAAGGACGGCCGGGTCGTCGACCTCGAGCTCGAAGCCCGCCGGCAGATCAACCATCGGACTCGACCGCGGGGGCGGGGAGAGCGCGAGGGGCGCCCTGGCCGACCGCCAGGCGGATGCCCTTCGCCTCGAGTGCCCGTTGCAACTCGGGGAAGCTGTGCTCGACCCGCTCGGTCGCCTGGCCAGTCAGGACCGCATGCTTGTCGGTGGCGATGCCGCCGAGGACGCCCGACTCGTGGAGCAGCTTCGCCAGATCGGCGATGCCGAGCTTCGTCTGGGCGCGGAGCTTGTAGAGGGAGTTGAGTTCCTTGTCGTCCTCGCAGGCTGCAATCGCCTCCTCGATCTGCGCAAGATCGCGATCGCTCTCCTCGAGGGTAGAGCGGAGGCGGCGAAGTGCATCTTCTGAGAGCTCGGCCGATTCCCGAGCGAGCCGATGGTAGGTGTCCGCCATCTGCGTGCGGACCAGCTCCCCGACTTCGATCTCGATCTGCCCGTAGAGCTCCTTGTGGACGTCGTAGGCCCAGTTGCGGAGCGTCCCGTAGGGGACCTTGATGCCCGCGGCGCGGAGGAGCTTCAAGGTCGGCTTCTGGCGCCCACCCTCGGTGGCGAAAGCTGCAAGCGCGACCCTGATTTCCTCGTTGCTGTAGTCGCGCTTCGCCATCCGCCCTCCTCTCGTTGGTCTAGGTGCCCCCCTTCATTCGTCGTTGCAGCTCCTCGAGCCCACTGCGGCCGGGTTCGCCCTTCGGCGGCTCGGGGTCTGTGAGGCCGAGCGCCAGGCGGACGAGCTCGGATTTGCTCACTCCGGCCGGGATCTTGCGCGCCGGCAGCATCACGCCATCGCGGGCGAGCTCGGTGAGCTTG